TTAAAACACCTGATGCGTTACGTTAATGATCAGAACCCTGTAACAGATAACCCGTTAGTAGATATTGCTTTTGAACCTATAAAGCAGCAGCTCAAACGAGACCTTGTAAAGTTTGAAGATGTCAAAGTAAAGCGAAGCGAAGCAGGTAAAGCAGGAGCTAGCAAACGATGGCAAATGCCATCAAATGATAGCAAAGAGAAGCAAAGCGTAGCAAAAATAGCTGTAACTGATACTGTTAATGTAATATCTAAAGATATTAATAAGCGCAAACAGGAGTTTGCTTGGGATTTAACTTCTTTTGTAGATACTTACGGTAAAGCAATGATTAGGGAATTTTACGATTATTGGACGGAACACGGAGAAAAAGATAAAAAGATGCGATTTGAAAAGCAAACAAGTTTTAATTTAGAAGCCCGTTTAGTTCGTTGGAATAAAAACGTACAGGAACGCAACAAACCTAAATTCAATGCACCTACAACAATTATCGACTGATGTACAAACGACTTAAAGACCTAAACGCCGAAATGTTTTCAGTACGTCAACAGGTAGACGTCAAAGGAAAGTCAATCGGTTGGGATTGGGATATGCTTCCGTTTACAATTAAAGAAGGAGCTACAACTTACATAGGCGCAGCGCCTGCATCAGGAAAGACGGAACTATGGTTTGAGTTTCTTATAAACCTTTCCTGTTTGCACGGTTGGAATCACGTAGTATTTTCACCTGAGACCGGAAGCAGCGCAGAAATATTCGCAGAGCTTTGCTACAAGTATATCGGTAAGCCATACGTACAAGGTAAAAACTCAATGACCAACGGCGAGCAGATCAGCGCTGAGATGTTTGTTAACGAACACTTCATTGTAATAGATCCGATTGATGAGGATTTGACTATAACTAAATTCTACCAACTTGTTGATCAGATAGAACGCAAGGAAGGAATCAGAATACACACAACAACTATTGACCCTTGGAACGAATTAACAGAAGAATTTTTACCTTCTGATCTGGGCCGCGAAGATAAATACCTGAGCAGGATTTTGGGATTAGTTCGCAAGAACGCGCGTAAAACAGGCCGACACAATTGCGTTATTAATCACGTTAGAGATCAACCAATGGTAAGCGCTAAAACAATAGCAGGAACCGATATAAGCTATTTTCCAATGCCAAGCGCTAGAGACTTTGCAGGAGGGCAGGTATGGTTTAGAAAAGGTCTCAGCGTATTAATACCTTGGCGCCCACCGTATGGGCTTCCAGATGCAGACGGTACCGGAGCTGAAAAGAATGAAGTACATTTGAAGGTAGCCAAAAGTAAACCGAAAGGCGTATCAAAAAACGGAGTATATAAAATGTTTTTAGACGTAGAACGTTACCAATATTATATGCTGGATTTTAAAGGCAACCGCATTTATGCTGATCGCGGCAAAACCTATAAACCTGAAGCGCAGAAGAAAATACAAATACCAAGAGACGGACAGATGGAAACCACTTCGGAAAAGCTCCGTAGATTAGCAACACAAAACCCTTTTTAAAATGGATTTATCATTAAAGTTATTATGGGCTAAAACAACCGTTTGGACGGTAGCCCAACGAATCAAAAACGTCAGAGAAAAACTCGAACAAGAAAAGCCTAACGCAAAAGATTACATACAAGGCGGAAAGGAAAGCGAGCAGTATTTACTTGAAACGCTAAACGTAATCAATCTGCTAGAGGATGAGATAACAAGCCTAAACCGAGAACTCAATCAGCTAGCCAGAAGAAACGCGCAGCTACGGGTAGCTTACGATGAACTTAAAAGCGAACTAAAATTTAAAGATATTGAACTATGAAAAAAATAGGGGGCATAGTAAGCGTAACAATAGGTGAACAAACTTTTAATATAGAAGATTTTAAAGATTCAAAACCTATGGCATTTAAAGTTACTTTATGTAAAGAATATTGGGAAAAGTATGCTAAAGAACAAAGAGAAAAATTATTTAAAAACGCAAAAAATGCCCAGATGTAAAAACTGCAAAGAGAAGTTTGAGCCGGTCCGCTTCAATCAAAAGTTTTGTTTAGATCCGGAATGCGTTAAAGTTTGGGTATCTGAGGCTAAAGATCAGAGTTGGAAAAAGACGAAAAAGAAAATGCAATCAGAAATTGAAACCGTACAGGAACTGATGAAGGCAGCGCAAATAGTTTTCAATAAGTATATCCGGATCAGAGACAAGGATCAGCCCTGCGTTAGTTGCGGTTCTAAGCTAGGCGATAAATTTGATGCCGGCCACTATTTTAGTTCTGGAGGCCATAAAGCAGTTACATTTGATGAGGATAACGTACACGGACAATGCGTAGCCTGCAACCAATGGAAACACGGAAACCTGATCAACTACCAATTAGGAATACAAGAGCGCATCGGAGCAGATAGATTACTGCAGCTTCACGAAAAAGCTAACGAGACACGGAAGTACACCAGAGAAGAACTACGCGAACTAATCACTACATACAAACAAAAAATAAAACAATTATGAAAGAGCAGCAGCTATTTGATTATCTAAAGCAAGAATACTTCAAAGACTTGGAAATGTCAGAAGATCCATTCAGCAGGTGGGATTGTTTTAGTAATCAGTACAAAACACGAATAGAACTAAAATGCAGAAAAACCCACTACTCAGAGTTAATGATCGAACAGGATAAATACTGGGCCTTAATTTCATACTACATATTTAAAGATTACATACCACTTTATATAAATTCAACACCAAAAGGAATCTACTGCTTTGATCTTAGAGAAATAACACCGAAATGGCAAACAGACGAAAGAATGCCGCAAACAACTGAGTTTAACAAAACAGATAGAGTACAAAAGACCTACGCAATGCTTTCTTTATTCTCGGCTAAAAAAATTTAAAATATTTTTTATTCGGACTTGTTTTATATTAAAAAAATATATTATATTTGTTGAAACATTTAAACAAAACAATATGCAAAATCAAATTACATTATTACAGGAAAACATCAAGAGATTAGAAGATCAAATTTCAGCAGCTTTTACATTTCAAAAAGGTTATGTAGATAATTGCAAAAAAGCGATTGAAAGCTACAAAATTCAAATCGAAGCGCTCAAGTTAAATTATTAATGTTTGGAGCAATGAAATATACATACCTTCCCGACACGCATACGATATTTGAAGCCAATGGCGAGCTTCATTTAGTATCAGAAAACAGAACCGTAATTATTGACTGCGAAACGCTTTACAATGACCTTCCTTTTATTATTGAGTTAGTATTAAAGGCTAGAGCAGAAAGAACCGAACTAATCGAAAAAGAATTAATTAAAGTAATAACCCTAAAAACAAAAATGCAATGAAAAATCTATTCAAACATTTAGCAGCCTTCCAACAAGAAGTACCTGTAATTCACAAAGCTACTCAGGGCTTTGGCTATTCTTACGCTGACCTTCCGGCTATCTTTGAAAAAATCAATCCGTTGTTAGCTAAACACGGACTAGGATTCACGCAGTTGATTGAAACTATTGAAGGAGCTAACTACATTAAAACTATCGTATACCACGCTGAAACAGGAGAAACGTTGGTAAGCAGCGTTTTGATTCCTTACGTTCAGCTTAAAGGTATGAATGACTATCAAGGCTTTGGCTCTGGGGTAACTTATTACCGTAGATACGCATTGAGCGCTGCACTCGGTTTAGTAACGGACAAAGATACAGACGGATCAGGCGAGCAAGTAAAAAGCGAAAAGAAGCTACCTGCTATTGATTCTAAGCGCTTTCAAGAGGCCGTTAAAGCAATTGGTACCGGAATGTTCAATAGGGCAAACCTAGAGAAGCATTTTAGCCTAACTGCTGAGCAGGTTGAAATACTCAATTCACTATAACACGTAACAATTAAAATCAAAATAAAATGTTTAACACAGCAACCGCGCCAATGTCGAACCGAGTTCGTCAAGCGCAAACAGAAGTAAACAAAGTTTACAAAACAACGGATCTTTCAATCTTTAAAACAATCGAAGGTAACCGAGTACCAAACTTGCAACACGTCAAAAGGCTATCTGATAGCATACGCGTTTACGGAATGAAATGCAACCCTATTTTAGTTAACGAGAATATGGAGGTAATTGATGGACAACACAGATTACTTGCAGCTAAGGAAACTCAGAGTTTTGTTTACTACATTATTGTAAGCGGATATAAATTAGATGACGTTCATACGCTAAACCTAAACCAAAAGAATTGGGGAAAAAAAGACTTTATGGAAGGCTACGCAAGCATCGGAATTAAAGATTATATTATGATCAAAAAGTTTACTGAAAAAAATGATGACTTTGGTTTAAATGACTGCATTGCTCTTTGTTCTAACAATTCAGTAAATAGCGGAACAACTAACAACGGACAGAAGCCTTTTGAAAATGGTTATTGGAAATGCAAAGATTTAGAAATAGCGCAGGAATGGGCTAATAAGCTTAGAATGTTGAAACCTTATTACTCTGGATATAATAGGTCTGGATTTGTAGGTACTATGGCAATGCTATTTAAACACGAATTGTTTGATTTTAGCGAGTTTATGCACAAAGTAAGATTACAACCTACGGCATTAGTTGACTGCGCTAATAGAGATCAGTATAAGACGCTGATTGAAGATATCTATAATTACAAGAGTAGAAACAAAATAAGCCTACGTTACTAATGAAAGTAAGAGCAAGCGCCCTAGCAAAAATGATGGCTACTCCCCGATCAAAAGGGGAGTTGCTTTCTCAAACTGCAAAAAGCTACATTAAGGAAGTTGTGTTGCAGGACAAGTACGGAATTTACAAAGAGTTCAACTCCAGATATACGGACAAAGGCAACCAAACAGAAGATGAAGCAATACAGTTGGTTTCTGAATTTATGGATTTAGGATTCGTACTAAAAAACGAAGAAAAGTTTGAAAACGAATTTATCAAAGGAACTCCGGACGTAATTACAGAAAACCTAATTATAGATACTAAGGTTAGTTGGTCCGCTGCTACGTTTCCATTCTTTGAAGATGAGCTACCTAATTCCGACTACTATTGGCAGATGCAGGCTTATATGTGGATGACAGGCAAGCGCCAAGCCGTTGTAGCTTATTGCCTGATCAATACGCCTTATTTGATTCTGGAGGATGAGATACGCCGCGAGCATTGGAAGCAGAACGTAATCGGAGAAAGCGACGAGATACGCGCATACGTAGAAGCTCAGCACAATTTTGATCACATACCAAAACACGAAAGAGTAAAGCTATTTTATGTAGATTATAATGAGCAGGATATTGAACGCGCTAAAGAAAAAATACAAATAGGATGTGCATTATACAACCAACTAATGAACCAATGAGAAAGAAAGTAAACCGGTATTTTATAGCTACGATAAATATTCACGATGACAATTTCGAATTATTAGAAGAACGTATAAAAGACCTGCTGCAGGAAATGCGAGTACACTACATAATTAATTACAGTAATCAGGATCAGGTTTTAATTCAAGAGGTAACCGAGCTGGTATTTAAAGACGAACTTTCACAATTTAACTAATATGAACCAGCAAATAGAAGACAAAATAGTATTGCGCGTTTTAAGCCGCTTCAGCGAACGTTCTCAAGTAGGAATAAAGAAGTACAACACAACGCTAGAAAGAACCGACCTAAGCACCTTAGAATGGCTTACACACGCACAAGAAGAAGCAATGGACTTTGTACTTTACTTAGAACGACTAAAAGACGAATACAAAGCGAAGCAAAAAGCAGCTTTAATTGAGTTGAGCAATATGGACAAGTATAAGGGGTAAAAATTGCCACATATCTAAACACGAAATGTAAACTAAACAACAAGAACAATGAAAGCAACGCTACACTTTGACCACGATGAGAGGGACGAGCTACAAGACGCGATAAATGCGTGGAAATGGAAGCAAATTTGTCACGAGCTTGACCAAGAAATGCGCTCGGTGGTGAAACACGGAATATGGGGCAACCGAGAGGCTACAGACGTGGAAATCGATGTCACTCACTACTGGAGAGATAAACTGCGCGAATTAATAAACGAAGATAACTTAAACTTATGAGCCCTGAAAAAGAATACCTCGCAGCTATCTGCACAATGCTACTTGTAACGGCAGTAGCAATTATTTTAGTAATCAATTTAATCTATAATTTATAATGGAAAACAAAACAAACACAGGAGCAATCTTTAAGAACGACAAAAAGAAAGCGGAGAACCACCCAGACTACAAAGGAAAGGTAAACGTAAACGGCAAAGAGATGGAAGTAGCTCTATGGGTAAAGCAAGGTAAAAACGGAAGTTTCTTTTCTGCTTCATTTAGTGAGCCATATGTTGCGCCAGTTGAACGCGCTCCTATTGGAGATAGTATTGATTCTGATCTGCCATTCTGATATGAATAGAGAATTAGAAATAATCGGGAGCGGCGCGGATATTGTTCGCGCTGCCCTTATTAAGCACTTAGAACTATCTGGAAGGAGCCTAACGTCATTCTGCGTAGAGAACCAGCTTTATCAGTCAAACATTTATTTATTTGTACGCGGCAAAAACCTATCAACGCCAACCCTGCAGCGATTAGCAAATATTTTAAAAAGATTAGTATAATTAAAATTATTATTATATTTGTTCAAACAATTAAAACACGAAACAATGATTGCAATTAGTTATTTAAAATGCGAAATGTGTAACGGCGAGGGCTGTTATATGGAAGAAGTTACAGGGAATTACGAACCTTGGGCGCAGGATTGGAAAGATAGAGCCTGCGATGGCTGTTGTTCTAAAGGCCGTTTTATTGATCTGGATGATATGTTAATGAAGATTAATTACGAGTACGGAGTTAATTTTACAGACGTTAATGATATTATATCTGCAACAGATAGGTATTTAAGCGGTTTTAAACAAAGAAAGGAAGTAATTTTGTATTCAATCAATGCTTTAAAAATGATGGGGCTGATGGATGAGCTATACACAATGTATGCAAAGCGGTTAGATTCCGTTAACAGAAGCATTGAAAGAGTAAAAAAGTATAAAGAAATATTAGAGACGTATGAAGCGACTTACTAAACTAAAGGCTAAAGTTCACATAGATGATAACTTTGGCTTTGGATTGTTGATCAGCACCGGAGGTATTGGTTTAATGATTTTAAACGTTATTTTTGAATTAGATTGGAAGTAACAAAACATAATTGGATTCAGGTAATGGCCGCTCATCATAACGAATGGGTGGCCATTGTGCGTTCTTTCGGTGCCGATTACCCGGACGACATAGTACAGGAGTGCTACATTAAGCTAATGAAGATTGGAGATCCGCAAAAATACTTTGAAAACGGACAGATAAACCGCGCTTTGATGTGGGTAACGCTTCGCAATATGTTTTACGACATAACGAAAAAAGAAGCCAGCGATATAATTCCATACGATAGCATACAAAACACCGTTAGAACGCAGGAAAACACGGAAAAATGGGAAGCATTAGAACGCTTTGAGGATAAGATCAAAGAGGAAATGAAAAGCTGGGAGTATTACGATAGGCAAATATTTATGCTTTACCGAGACACAGGGTATTCCTTCCGGAAGTTAAGCAAAGAAGTTGGGATAGGAACGCGCAGTATATTCTACACTATCAAGAAATGCAAGGAAAAACTCAACGAAGCCTTAGGCGAAGATTGGCAGGATTATAATAATAACGATTTTGAATTAATATGAAGCACATTTTAGAAGTATTAAATGCTTACATTGAAAGCACTGTAAAGCAATTAAAGTATAAGGATGAAAGAATCCAAGAGCTTAATGATGAAAATAGAATATTAGAAAAAGAAAATGAAACGCTAAAACGCGAATTAATTAATTTAAGTAGAGAACACTGTAAAAAGTAAACAAAATGGGAAGACCAAGAAAAGCAAAAGGACTAGGCGATACGGTAGAAAATGTATTAGAAGCAACCGGAATAGCTGCAGTAGTTAAATTTATCGCAGGAGATGACTGCGGATGCGAGGAGCGTAAGGAGAAACTAAACCAAAGGTTCCCTTATTTCAACTGCCTAACGGAAGACGAATATAACTACCTTACAGAAATGGATATAAATAAAAAGTATAGCCTAACGCCAACAGAACAGGCAACTATCCTTTCAATGTATCAGCGCGTATTTAACAAAAGAAAATCTCCTACAACTTGTTCTAGTTGCTGGGTTGGTATTATAAACGATATAAGAGAGGTATACAACTCTTACGAAGGATGAAGCTAATAAAACACGGCCGAAATGTCCACGAATTAAATTTTGATTCTAAGGACGTTAAAATTGCTTTCCTAAGCGACATACATTGGGATAACCCTAAATGCGATCAGGAGCTCTTAAAACAGCATCTAGACTACTGCTTAAAGCACGATATCAAAGTTTTTTTAAACGGAGATACCTTTTGCCTAATGCAGGGGCGCGGAGATAATCGCCGCAATAAGTCGGATATTAGACCAGAGCATAACAATGCACGCTATTTGGATTCAGTTGTAGAAACGGCTGTTGAATGGTTTGCGCCTTACGCTAGCATCTTGACTGTTATTGGCTACGGAAACCACGAGACCGGAATAATTAAATGGCAGGAAACGGATATGCTGCGCAGGTTTGTTGATCTTCTGAACTACAAATGCGGTTCAAATGTAATGACAGGAGGCTACGGTGGTTGGTTGATTATTCGCAATAGCTACTCAAACACGAACTTAACTACCAAAGTAAAATATTATCACGGATCAGGAGGTGGCGGAGTAGTTACAAAAGGCGCTTTGAACTTAACGCGAGCTATTGAAATGTATGAGGATTTTGACGTATTTACGATGGGACATATTCACGAAAATGCCGCGCGTAATGACGTAAGGGAAATGATTAAACATAGCACCAAAAGCGGATATTCAAGCGCTCAAAGACCGTTACATATGATGCTAACCGGAACCTACAAAGAAGAATACGGAGATGGAGATCACGGCTGGCACGTTGAACGCGGAGCTCCTGCAAAACCTTTAGGCGGTAGGTTGCTAACAATCAAGATGGTACGCCGACAAAAAGACGGACAAAGCCACTATTACAACAAAGTAGATTCACATCAATTCAATATCTAATGCCGATACCTAAACGATTACCAAAAGAACAGGAAGGAGAATTTATGCAGAGATGTATAATGGATCCGGTAATGGTGCGCGAATACCCAAACATAGACCAAAGAATAGCAGTTTGTAGAAACCAAATAACAGAAAATGCAAGTCAACAAAGTAAAAATATCAGAGGTAAAAAATAACCCAAAGAACCCGAGACTAATCAAAGACGATAAGTTTAAAAAGTTAGTCAAGTCAATACAGGAGTTTCCGCAAATGCTGGAGCTCAGACCTATTGTTGTGGATGAGAACAATATTGTCTTAGGTGGGAATATGCGTTTAAAGGCCTGTAAAGAAGCGGGATTAAAAGAAGTGTATATTGTAAAGGCTGAAGGTTTAACGGAGCTACAAAAAGACGAATTTATAGTTAAGGATAACGTAGGCTTTGGAGAATGGGATTGGGATATGTTAGCTAATGAATGGGATACTAAATTACTTGATAAATGGGGATTGGATTTACCTGTTAAAGAAATAAATGATCAAGAAGAAATTTATACTACCAAAATTGAAAGCCCGATTTATACTCCAAAAGGAGATAAACCAAAGTTACAAGAACTATATAATAAAAGTAATTGTGAAAATTTAATTAAAGAAATAGATAAAAGTGAACTTGATATATCAGAAAAAGAATTTTTAAAAATAGCTGCATATAGGCACATTGAATTTAATTACAAAAATATTGCTGAATACTATGCGCATAGTTCTGATAAATTTAAAGAATTAGCTGAAAGTTCAGCATTAGTAATTATTGATTACGACAAGGCTATAGAACTTGGATTTGTTAAATTATATAACACCTTAGAAAATTTAGCTCAAATAGATGAATGAGTTTGTAATATTTATTTTAACACACGGTAGAGCTAATAATATATTTACCGTTAAATCACTTCGTAAACACGGATATACTGGAAAGATTATTATAGTCATAGACAACGAAGATAGTTCGGCAGATCAATATTATGATCAATACGAAAATGTGGAGATGTTTAATAAAAAAGAAATCGCATCTACGTTTGATGAGGCAGATAATTTTGAGGATCGCAGGGCTATTATATATGCTAGAAACGCCTGTTTTCAAATTGCTAAAAAATTAGGGTATAAATATTTTATCCAAATGGATGACGATTATACTTATTTTGAATACCGTATTTATAATTCAGAAAACACGAAACCTAAAAATATATATAGTTTAGATTCAGTATTATTAGCATTACTTGAATTTTATAAACAAACTCCATTTGCATCAATATCAATGGCACAAGGTGGAGATTTTATAGGTGGTAAAGAAAATAAAATGGCTAAAAGGCCTACTATTTACAGAAAATGTATGAACTCTTTTATTTGTTCAACAGATAGGTCGTTTCAATTTGTAGGTAGAATAAATGAAGATGTAAACACGTATGTAAAAAAACAATCGTTAGGTTTATTAATGGGTACTATACCAATGATTGCACTAGGACAAAAAACAACACAAAAAAATAAAGGAGGAATGACTGATCTATATTTAGATGCTGGAACTTATGTTAAAAGTTTCTATACAGTTATAATTAATCCTTCGTCTTGTTTTATAAAACCTATGGGCGATAAACACAAAAGATTGCATCACGCTATACAATGGGATTTAGCAGTACCTAAAATAATTAGTCAAGATTTAAAATAATTAGAATAAAATTAGAACAATGGCAAACGAACAAAATTTAATACCTGCTAAAAAAGGAGAGATCAGGAATCCAAACGGAAGGCCTAAGGGCGCAAAGAACCGCAGCACAATAGCACGTAAATGGTTAGAAGTTAATCAATCGCTTAAGAACCCATTGACAGGAGAAAGCGAAACGATGAGCCAAGAAGATCTAATGACTTTAGCGCTGATCAAGAAAGCTCGCGAAGGAGACGTAACGGCATACAAGGCTTTGATGGATTCCGGATATGGCGCACCGCTTCAACAGATAGAACAAACAAACATAGAGCAACCTTTATTTCCAGATGTTCAAACGGACGACGTCAATTAACAAAATCCTTTCGTTAAAAAAACGGATAAAGATTATACAAGGAGGAACCTCAGCAGGCAAGACTTTTGGTATATTGCCAATCCTTATAGACCGAGCAATCAAACAACCTAACGTAGAGATCAGCGTAGTTGCTGAAAGTATACCGCATTTGCGTAGGGGAGCCCTTAAAGATTTCTTGAAAATTATGCGCTGGACTAACCGGTACGTAGAATCGCAGTTCAACAAATCACTGTTAACCTACACGTTTAAAAACGGATCTTACATTGAGTTCTTTTCTGCTGATGACTCCAGCAAATTGCGAGGCGCAAGGCGCGACGTTCTGTATATAAACGAATGTAACAATATTACGTTTGAATCTTACAATGAGCTAGCTATACGTACTAAGCGCGAGATCTATTTAGATTTCAACCCAGCAAATGAGTTCTGGGTACATAAGGAATTAAAACACGAACCTGATGCTGATTTTATCATCTTAACGTACAAAGATAACGAGGCGTTAGATCAGAGTATTGTCACACAAATTGAGAAGAATCGCGACAAAGCAGATACTTCTAATTATTGGGCAAATTGGTGGCGAGTTTATGGTTTAGGCGAAGTAGGAATGCTTGAAGGCGTAATCTTTGAGAATTGGAAAGAGATTGATAAGGTTCCGGAAGATGCTCGATTGGTAGGCATAGGCTTAGACTTCGGGTATACTAATGACCCAACGGCAGCGATAGAGATCTATAACTGGAACGGAAAACGAATAGTAAACGAATTAGTTTACCGTACAGGGATGTTAAATTCTGATATTGCAAAGGTACTTCCGTCAGGCGTTATTATTTATGCCGATAGCTCAGAGCCGAAATCAATTGACGAGATCAAACGCTACGGAAAGACGATCAAAGGAGTAACGAAAGGCAAGGATTCAATTAACTACGGTATTGATGTTATGCAGCAACAGGAATACCTAGTAACAAAGCAAAGTACCAACCTAATCAAAGAGCTTCGCGCTTACTGCTGGGATGTTGACAGATCAGGAAACAGAGGTAGAAATCCTGCAGGCGGATTGGATCACGGAATTGATGCGCTGAGATACCACGAGATGGAAACGCTCGGCTTAAAGAAAAACTACGGTAACTATAACATACGCTAATGTCAGAGAACTATACAGAAGCAATGTGCCATTTGGTAGAGCTTTATATACAGAAGCATACAGGAAGACGGATTAAAATAGTTTTCAATAACCCTAACAGATTAAGGGAACATTTAACAATGCTCAGGGAAGCATTTAATTACGTGCAACAACAAAACAAAAAATAAGTTATACAGATATGGAATTGCAAATAAACGTACCTACTTCATTAAACGAAATTCCGTTAAAGAATTACGTAGATTTCCTAAAAGTACAGGAAGGTTCCAACGATGAGGAATTTGTAGCCCAGAAGATGATCGAAATCTTTTGCGGAATCCGGTTGATTGATGTAGCCAAAATAAAGCTTACTTCACTAAACGAAATGGTAGCGCACTTCACGCAGCTATTCGAACAGAAGCCTAAATTTCAGCAGACCTTTAAAATTGGAGATATTGAGTTTGGATTTATACCTAACCTTGAAGATATTACTTTTGGCGAGTACGTAGATTTAGAAAATCATTTGCAAAGCTGGGATAGTTTTAACAAGGCAATGGCAGTAATGTACAGGCCTATCAAAAAACGAATCAAAGACAAGTACGAGATACAGGAATACTCCGGAACAAAAGAATATCAGGAGTTGATGCAGTACGCTCCGCTTGATGTTTGTATAGCAGCATCGGTTTTTTTTTACAATTTAAGCAACGAATTACTAGCGGCTACCCTGAACTATTTGGAGAAGGAAATCAAGAAGGATCCGAGCCTGTCAACGACTTTAGCGAAACAGCTCAATTTGCAAAACAATGGGGATGGTATCAAAGTATATATGGAATCGCTAAGGGAGACGTTACTAAATTCGATGAAGTTACCAAGCTCGGACTACTTAAATGTCTCACGTATCTCACGTTTGAACACCAAAAAAACGAAATTGAAAAAAGAATCTTTGAACGCCAACTAAGACGATGAACTACTACCAAACATTAGAAACTTTGCGCCTGCATTTTAATGGCGATCCAATAGTAAACCAAATTTCTCAGGGAGATATATTCGGTATTGATCTGGACAAGAAAACAATCTTTCCGTTAGTTCACATAATGGTAAACAGTTCAACTGCTGAGGAATTTGTAATACGTTACAATGTTACTATTATGGCTATGGATATAGTCGACATAACAAAGGAAAACGATACAGATCTGTTTTATGGTATGGATAATGAAACGGATGCTTTAAACGCAATGCATTCCGTATTGATCAGAGCCTACAAACTAATGAAGGCAGGTAGCATTTGGGATCAGAAAGTACAGATTGAAGAAGCGGTAACGTTAGAACCTTTTGCTGAACGCTTTGAGAATAACCTTGCAGGTTGGGCAATGACTTTCGATTTAGTGGTACCTAATGAAATGACTATCTGCTAATGGAAAAGCAGGAGGTACAGAAGGCGCTTGAAAGATTCCGTAACCACGTTGTTAGCGTTTCTAAGCGCAATTTAACAAACAAGAATAGGAATGTATCAAAGAAGCTTTATAACTCCATTAAAGGAGATGTTAAAGCAATGCCTAACAGTTTCTCGCTGCAGTTTTATATGGAAGATTACGGCGCCTATCAAGATCTAGGCGTCAAAGGTAAATCTAGTTCTGAAAAAGCTCCTAACTCACCGTTTAAATTCGGATCAGGTACCGGAAAAAAAGGCGGACTAACTGAAGGTATTAAAGAATGGGTACGAAAGCGCAGATTTCAATTCAAGGATAAAAAGACAGGTAAGTTTTTAAGCTACGAATCAACTGCGTTTCTAATCGCTCGCGGAATTTACAATAAAGGAATCAGGCCCAGTATGTTTTTTACTAAACCTTTTGAAGCTGCTTATAAAAACCTTCCGGATGAGTTAGTGCAATCTTTCGCTCTGGATGCAGAAAAACTATTTGATCAACAAATTGACAATATACTTAAGAAATAATGGCAACAATTAACGCACGGAATCCGTACATAGTTACAATAAACGAAACCTCGCAGATAGAAACCAAGCTGCAAATATTCCTTTGGAATGGTACAGGTTCAATGCCTGCTTCACCTACTTACACTTTAAGCAAGAAGATACCAAGCTCAAACAATCCTGCGACTTACTACGATGTTTCGCCTTATATCCGCGAATACATAGACCACGACACACTACAAACCATTACAAACGTATTTACGGCTACTCCTTCAACGCAATGGTGCAACGTAGGCTTAAAGCTATTCAAGAAAATCAGCACGTCTTTTGTTCAGGTAGGTTCTACTCAAACGCATTTTGGTGTTGACGGCTACGGATACTATGAAGAAGGCTACAATCCTGCGCTAGGAAACTATTTACTTTCATCAGGCACATATACCTACAACTATGATTTAAGCGGTGAGTACGGATGGCTAACGCTATACACAGGTAGCGGAAACTCTGCCAAATACACGAACCTTGCAACAGGAGCTACAACAACTACAGGTCTTACTAATAACGTGTGGAGAGACATTCCAAGAGTTCTATCAGCCTATGCTGCAGTAGGGAATAAGTTAGAAATCATTGACGGCAGCGCAGCGGTATTGTTTACGGCTACGTTTCAACCTAAAATTGAATGTAAGTATACTCCGGTTCAATTAGACTTTGTCAACAAGTTTGGAGCTTGGCAACGTGAATGGTTTTTTAAAGCAAGCAACGATAGCTTGGGAATTGAAAACACGGAGTATAATTTGATGCAAACTCGCTACCCTAACTACTCAACTTTAGAAGGCCAGAGAGCGGTCTTTAATGCCAACGGAAAGAAGATGATTCGCGTGAATACGGATTGGGTAAGCGAAAGTTTTAAGGAGGTTATTCAGCAGTTGATGCTATCTGAAAGAATCCTGATCAACAAAATGCCTGCTAAACTAAACACCAAAAACACGGAGTTATTCAAAAGCATAAATACTAAGCTGATCAATTACCAACTAGAGTTTGAATTTGCTTATGACGTTATCAATTCAGTAGTCTAATGAGAAAGGTACAACTCTACATAGAAGGCAACCGCATTGAGTTATTCAATGACGAGCAGATACAGGTAACAAGCTCTATCCAAAATGTCCAAGACATCTCAAAGACATTTACTGATTTTTCTCAAGGCTTCACGGTTCCGGCTTCTGATCACAATAACGTATGCTTTCAACATTGGTATAATTCAGATATTGATTTCACAACGGACAATAACCTACGAAAAGACGCATATATAGAAATCAACCTAACTACATTTCGTAAGGGAAAAGTACAATTAGACGGAGCAACACTAACCAACGGAAAACCGAGTTCGTACAAGCTAACATTTTACGGAGAAGGAGTAACGCTTAAAGATACCTTTGGCGAGGATTTGCTTTCGGATTTAGACTATACTGATTACGCTCACGAATTTACTTCTGCGGAGGTTTTAGCGCGCATTGAGGATGGAAGTAATACCTACGATGTAAAGTACCCGCTAATCACTTCAAATCGCATTTGGGAGTATCAGGCAGTGCCTCCAAACGCACCGCTACCAAACTGGCTTACTGCGGTATTAACTCAAAACGATATCCATACAAATTCGGGGGCTATAAATAAAAACGAATTATTCCCTGCATTCCGAGTTGCAAGAATATTTGATTTAATTGCAGCAAAGTACGGAATAACATTTTCGGGCGCTTTCTTACAAGATGAGCGGTTCACTGATTTGTTTTTGTGGTACAAAGGCAAGGAGGTTTTAGTTCAGTATTCCCTTGCATACGGATTGACTGCTGATACAATTACGCCTACGTTTACAAACTACGATTTAACGAACGCTTACACATCAGCTACAAACACAATACAAGTTCAAGAACTAGCAGGTGTTATTACTCACCGATTGGTTTACGAGGTAACGGCAACGACAACTTCGGCTAATTATAGCATTGATATTTACCAAAACGGAAACCTATACAACACTATCACAGGTTTTGGAACGGGAACTTATACGCTTGACGCTATAAACCAAACTACGGGCTTAAATGTTGCGTATACTTTCAATATTAGAACGGAAGGCGCAAACGTTATTGATTCGGAATTAAGATACGAGGTTGATTATATTACGGCAGGTTCATTAAACACGGATTATTTAACGGTAGTTTATGATGATCTAACAGTAACGCTAACAGTTGACCTTTCAGCAAATGCGCCTGTAATGAAAATAGCGGATTTCTTCGCAGGGATTCTCAAGGTATTCAATATGACTGTTTACTCAATCACGGACGGTGAGTATTGGGTTGAGCCATTAGATGACTGGTATAGCAAAGGCGCAGTTGTAGACGTTTCTGAATATGTTGACGTAAATACGATTGAACACGCAAGGATGCCGCTCTACAAAAAGATTGCATTTAAGTACCAAGATTCCGAGTGCTTTCTAAACAAAAACTTTTCGCAGACTTTCAGCAGAAGCTACGGAGATACAAGTTACCAATATAACTACGACGGTGGTGAATTTACGGTTGAGTTGCCTTTTGAAAACCTGCTACAACAAAAGTTTAACGGAACGCAGCAACTGCAGGTAGGTTACTCTTTGAACTCTGAATTTACGCCATACATACCTAAACCTGTTTTACTTTATCAGTATCGCGTTTTAGATTGCGATTTTAAATGGGCTAACGATGGCGGAGGGCATTCGACAGTTGTAAATTATACTCCATTTGGGCAGGATTTGCTCTACAATAACACGGACTATACTTTGAACTTTGCGCCTGAAACAAGCGCGATACTTGACTACCCTGTACAAAACACGCTATTTGCTAATTACTATTTTAGCTACCTGTACAACCTTTACAATTTAAAGCAGCGTTTGGTTAACATCAAAGCCAAACTACCTGTGAGCTTACTAACAGGATTGCAGCTAAACGATAGGCTTGTAATCAGAGACAGGCGGTATATCATCAACGAGATGAAAACGAACCTAACTACAGGAGACGCAGACTTACAACTCATCTTGGATTTTAGACCGATTGTCAACTCTACGAATCCAAACCCGAAAGTATCTACTGAAGGTGGCAGCGTTAAGTACCTGATCAACCTACCAAACAACGCAGTACAAGCATCTTTTTCGTGTTCTGATAGTGACGTAACTTTCTCACCGAATCCGATGACTGCAAGCGGTTCATTGACGATAGGCTTACCGAGTGGCGCAGCAGGTACGGTTTACACTATCGTAGTTACATATACGTATTTAGACGGAAGCACAACAACTGAATCTTTTTATATTATACAATGATAAAGCAAATAATTTCAATGCTACAACTTAGCGACTTTTACGGAGAATCCGAGTTGATTGACATCGCCAAAGGTAAATACGAATTAACAGGATCAACAAAAAAGATCTGGAAACAAGAACTAAGAAAAAAACTATATAATGGCCGAGACAAGAAAAATTAAGATAGACGTAGAATCAAATGCTGATCAGGTCGCAAACGATTTCGAAAAAGTTGCTAATAACGTAGACGATTCAACCGATAGGGTTAAGCAGTTAAACAAAGAGATCAAAAAAACTGATTCAGCTACTGATGGCGCCTCCGGAGGTTTTAAAAAATTAAGTTCTGCAGCTAAGGGTATCGGAACCGCATTAAAGGCTTCGGGCATCGGTTTAATCATTGGCGCGTTAGCTGGTCTAAAATCTGCATTTGAAAGCAATTCGGAAACTGCCCGCGGTTTTTCTATAGTATTAGAAACAATATCAATTCTTTTTAATCAAACTGTTGGCGCAATTTCTCAGGCAGTAAAGGCAGCTTATGAAGCAACCGGAGGTTTTAACGCGTTAGGTAAAGTATTAGGCGGTTTATTAAATATTGCATTAACTCCGCTAAAACTTTCTTTCTATGGAATAAAATTAGGCGTTCAAGAATTGCAGTTAGCTTGGGAAAAATCTTTCTTGGGAGACAAAGACCCGAAGACCATAAAGGAACTCCGTAAGAATATTAAAGAAACTCAAAAAGATATTGACCAAGTAGGTAAGGACTTTATGAAGTCAGGTAAAGATATCTACGAAAACTTTGGCGAAGCCGTTGGAGAAATGGTTACGCTAGGCGTTAAGGGTGTTGAACAAATCAGCAAGATATCTATTTCAGGAGCTATTGAGCAAGCAAGCGCATTAGTAGATGCAAGAAACGCAGCTCAAGTTGCTGCGGCAGCTCAAGGCGTATTAATTGAAAAGTACGACAGGGCAGCAGAGAAATTACGCCAAGTTCGCGATGAAGAACGCAATTCCATTAGCGAAAGAATGAAGGCTAATGAAGATCTTAAAAATGTTTTAGACGATCAAGAGAAAGCAATGCTAGCTCAGGCAACTTTACAAATTCAAGCTGCTCAGTTAGAATACGATAAAAACAAAAATACAGAAAACCAAGTTGCGCTATTAGATGCCCAAGCAAACAAGCAGGGGGTATTAGCTCAAATTGAAGGCTTGCGATCTGAGCAGTTAGCAAATGATCTTGCGCTGCAGCGTGAAGCTGACGAGCTTACCAAAACACGAACCGAAAGCGAAACTACTTTAGCAATTGAAAAAAACAAAGCTACTGCTGAATTTATAAAAGACGAAGAACAAAAACTACAAACGCTAATTGATATTTCTGGGCAGGAAAAAGAATTGCAATTAGCAAGACTTCAAGAGCAAATTGATATACATAAAGAGGGAACGGCGGCAAGGCTTGAAGCAGAGATTGAATATAATACTACCAAACAGGCTTTGGATATTCAGCAGGCGCAGTTAGAAGATCAGCTTTTAAAAGAGCAACAGCGAAAGAAAAAAGAAAGCGACGATAAATTAGTAGAATACGAAAAAGTAAAGTCAGAAGCTATTATTGCAATTCAGATGCAGCAGTTAGATGTAGCTTCACAGGGCCTGCAGTTAATTGCCAGCTTATTCGAAAAACAAAAAGGATTGCAGAAGGCGGCATTGGTTGCTGAGAGCGCTATTGGTATTGCTAAAATGATTATATCTAACAAAGCAGCAAACGCTGCAGTAAAATTAAAGTACGCAGCTATTCCGGGTGGAGCAGCTTTAGCAGCAGTAGAAACTAAACTAAATAATATCAGTACAGGGATAGGTATTGCGGCAAATATTGCGGCAACTGCCAAAGCATTAAAAACTTTAGGCGGCGGCGCAGCTCCTTCTGGATCAGTTGGCGGCGGCGAATCTTCTGGAGGCGGAACCGGAGTACAGGCGCCATCTTTCAATGTTGTAGGTAACTCAGGTATTAATCAGCTCGCGCAAATTCAGCAGCAACCAATTCAGGCGTATGTTGTCAGCGGTGAGGTAACTTCTGCACAGGCGTTAGATAGGAACCGTATTAAAAACGCAACGTTATAAAACAAAACAAGTTTATAGGCTATGGAACTAATAGAACTAATAATTGACGAGAAAGATCCGATGCACGGCATTGAGGCGGTTTCTGTTGTAGAATATCCGGCTATTGAGGAAAACTTTATCGCTTTAGCAAAACACGAAGTACAACTCAAAGAGATTGATCAAGAGAAGCGTATTTTGATGGGCCCAGCTTTAACGCCTAACAAAAAGATTTACCGCAAAAACGAAAAGACAAAACGCGAGTGGGAAATTTACTTTTCTGAAGATACAGTACGCAAGGCTTCGCATTTATTCCAGATGAAGTCAAACCAAAACAACGCAACCTTAGAGCACGCTACTGATCTTGACGATATGTCTGTAGTTGAAACGTGGATAATTGACGATCCTAAAATGGACAAGGCTAATTTATACGGTTTTGATCTACCTAAGGGAACTTGGATGATTTTAATGAAGGTAAACAACGACGACGTTTGGAAAAAAGTAAAGGCCGGCGAAGTAAAAGGCTTTTCAATCGAAGGTTACTTTGCGGATAAATACGAAATGGCATTAATGCAAAACGAGAATAATCAAATCATTAACCAACTTAAAGAACTTCTAAAATGAAAACACCAAGCAAATCAAGCCCAAGAGGCGGTAAGCGCGGTTGCCTGTGCGGTAACGGTAAGTATTTAAAAGAATGTTGTAACGGAGACCTGCAAAATCAAGGCGTAGGCTCTGTATCGAAACAAGGAACATATACAGTTACAGATAACAACGGGACAAGAACAATTACTAGCGTTAGCTAATAAAAGTGCAACAGAATTATATTAATTAAGTTAAGGAAATATAAAAGCTAAAAAATGAACGGAAATAGCATAATGGCAAAGATTGCCGGTATTAAAAATGAAGCAACTGAGTTATCAATACACAACATTGAATTAGCTACAGTTCAATCAATAGACAAACTTGATGTTAACGCATTTAAATTGAGAGACAAATCTCAAGTTAACGTAAAAAAAGCAAAAGATGCGTTAATTAATGCTTCAAACGCAATATCCGACACGATTTCAGCATTTGAAAAAGTAGTTGCTGAAGTGGACATTTTAGAAAAACAAGCGAAAGACTTAGGCATAGGGCTTCCTACTGAAGCAAGGAGATCTAAAGACTCTGCAGTCAGAGAACTAGGGAATTTAAAAAGTTTATCAGCGGCTATTAATGCTGCTAAATTTTAATAAATAAAAAAAAATGAACGAAAACAAAATTTTAAACAAAGTTCGCGCGCTTCTCGGAATGGAAGTAAAGCTCGAACAAATGAAACTAACGGATGGCGTTTCTATTTTAGAAGCAGATGCGTTTGAAGCAGGTAACGAAGTATTTATTGTTGCAGAAGATGATCAGCGTATTGCGGTTCCTGTAGGAGAATACGATTTAGAAAACGGAATGATTTTGATCGTAGCTGAAGAAGGTATGATTGCTGAAATCAAAGAAAAAGAAATCGAAGAAGAAGAAGCTCCAGAAGTGGAAGTTGAAGTAGAAGGCGGCGGTAAAATCGAAGAAGAAATGGCAGCGGATGCAGCTCCTAAAAAAACTATCGAAAGCATCATCAAAGAAACGTTCTTTAGTTCAATGGAAAAATTGCAAGCTGAAAACGATGCATTGAAAGCAGAATTGGCAAAATTCACAGCGCAAACACCCGAAGTAGTTGCAGAAGAAGCGGCACCGGTTGAATTGGCAGCTGAAGAAGTAGAGCCTAAACCTATACAACACAATCCGGAGAATGCGCAGCCGGTTGAATTGTTCAAATTAGCACCAAGAAAAACGCGCACAACTATTGATTCAATTTTTGAAAAATTAAATAAATAACTAAAAAATGAGTACAACTACAAACTTTGTATCTAACGACGTTCTACGTCAATTAGATGTAATCGAAACATTGACAGGTGCAGCAACCTTAACTGCTGAAGATAGCGGCAAAACATTTATTCTTAATGCTGCAGCAGGCGCTCAAATTACGCTTCCTGCCGTTGCTGATGCTGCTGGTCAAAAATATAGTTTTGTTGTAGGCGCATTGTTCGCAACTACTGCTTGGACTATCAAAGCTGCTTCTAACAAAATTCAAGGCGGCGTTATTGTAAATAGCACGCTTGTACCGGGAGCTGATGAAAACACGATCACTTTCTCTGCTTCTGCTGATACAGTTGGCGATTTCGTAGAATTAAAATGTGACGGTACAAACTGGTATGTTTCAGGTATGGGAACTGCTGCAGGAGCAATTACTTTAACCGTAGTATAAACGAACTTAAATAATTAAATAAAATGAGTACAACAACTTCAATTACAACTACTTACGCAGGCGAGTTTGCCGGTAAGTATATTGCTGCAGCTTTATTGTCTGCGCCAACCCTCGAAAAAGGCGGATTTACTATCCACCCTAACGTGAAATTCAAAGAGGTAATTCAGAAATATGCTAATACTGACATCATCAAGAACGCAACTTGCGACTTCGATGCCAGCACTACAGTAACCCTTACTGAGCGCATTTTGCAACCGGAGGAATTTCAAGTAAACCTTGAGTTCTGTAAAAAAACATTCCGTTCGACTTGGCAAGCTGCTGAGATGGGCTTCTCTGCTTTTGACGTAATGCCAAAATCATTTGTTGATTTCGTTATCGGCCAATTATCTGCTCAAGTTGCTTCTGCAATGGAAGCAAACATCTGGACAGGCGTTAATGCAACTAACGGTCAATTTGCAGGTATCTCTACACAAATTGCTTTGGATGCAGCTTTGCCTGCAGCGCAAGAAGTAGCCGGTACAACTGTAGATGCGAGCGATGTGGTTGTAGAGCTCGGTAAATTGGTAGACGCAATTCCTGCTCGCCTTTACGGACATCCTGATCTTAAACTTTACGTAGCTCAAAACATCTACAAGGCGTATGTACGCGCATTGGGTGGTTTTGCTGCTTCTGGAGTTGGCGCTAACGGTTACGATAACAAAGGTACAAACCAAGTTTTAGGCGATGTATTCTTTGATGGTATTCCTGTATTTATGGCTAACGGTATGGCTGCTAACACAGCTATTGCTACTCCATCTAGCAACCTTCACTTTGCTACCGGTCTATTAAACGATATGAACGAAGTACAGGTTATTGATATGAGTCCAGTTGACGGATCTCAGAACGCTAGATTCGTAATGCGTTTCACCGCAGATGCTAAGTATGGTTTTGCTGAGGATATGGTTACTTACGGTATCACAAACTCTGCTAACTAATTTTAACTAACTTATAGAAAGGGGAGGTCAAATGCCTTCCCTTTTTTGTTTAACCCAAAAAAATATACGATATGAGCTGCGATTTAGCTAACGGTAGACTTGAAGTATGTAAAACGGCAGTAGGTGGTATTGATGCCATTTACTTCGTGAACTACGGAGACTACACAGGAATTACTTACGATGCAACAAATACAGATGTTATTGATGCAGTTGCAGGCGTTACTACCCTTTACAAATTTGAATTGAAAGGTACAAACTCTTTTGATCAGGTTTTGACATCAAGCCGCGAAAACGGAACTACATTTGCTGAGCAAACTTTGACTTTCACTTTGAAAAACCAAGATATTGCAACGCATAAAACGGCTAAGTTATTAGCTTACGGACGTCCGCACGTTGTTATCCGTTCACGCAATGGTTCTTACTTTTTTGCTGGCCTTCAACACGGAATGGAAGTAACAACTTCAAACGTATCAAATGGTACTGCGATGGGAGACCTAAACGGTTACACCTTCACAATGGTTGGTCAAGAGAAACTGCTCGCCAATTTCATTGACGTATCTTCTGAAACTGCCTTAGCAACTGCTTTCGGTAACGCTACGATTGATGACAACTAATTAGCACAACCTTACAATTAGCGTTGTAAGCCAAAGCCATCTCTAACGGGGTGGCTTTTTTATTTGCAACAAAATCCGGCGTTTTAAGTTATTGAAGTATGATTGTACTAAGCACGTCAACAAGTAACCAAACGTTTAATTTTGTACCGAGAAAATCGCAGTACAATACTATGCTGATTACAGACGAAATCGAAAACGAAACTATAACCGTTGCTATTGTTAGCTCGGCAATTTCCGGATATACTAATACTATCACCGCGGCGTTTGCTTTGAAGGAATCTCGCAGCTATCTGCTAACTTTAAAACAGGGAAGCGAAATTATATACAGAGACAAGATATATTGCACTAATCAGGCCGTAACTAACTACACCATCAACGCAGGAGAGTACGTATCTCATACGTCTAACAACGAATTTATCGTAATATGAGCAGCAACATACAATTTGTAAATTTAAGTCAATACGAACCACCTATAATCACGGAAAGTAAGCGCGATAACTGGGTAGAATTTGGCGGAGAAAATAACTTCTTCCAATTCCTTATAGACCGCTACAATAATAGCACAACCAACGCGGCAATTATTAATAACGTTTCTCGACTGATCTACGGACGAGGTTTAAGCGTTTTAAATGCAGATAGAAAACCGAATGAATACGCGCAAGTCAAAACACTCTTTCACGACGATTGCATCCGTAAAATCGTTATGGACCGCAAGCTATTGGGACAATTCTCAATCCAAGTTCACTACAACGCAAATAAAACCAAAATAGTCAAGGCTTATCATATGCCGGTAAACCTTCTGCGCGCTGAGAAATGCAACAAAGAAGGCGATATTGAAGGCTACTATTATTCGGATAATTGGGAAGACGTTAAAAAATTCAACCCTGAGCGATACCCTGCATTTGGTTACGGAGGTAAAAACGAATTAGTCGAAATCCTGTATTCTAAACCCTATAATGTAGGGATGAAATACTACGCTTATCCAGACTATCAAGGCGCGCTTCCATATTGCCTGCTCGAAGAAGAAATAGCGCAGTACCTGATCAATGACGTTCAGAACGGCTTTTCTCCTACGATGATCGTGAACTTTAACAATGGTACGCCTTCTGAGGAGCAGATGAGTATTATTGATTCTAAAATTAAATCTCAACTAACAGGCGCCAGAGGCAAAAAGATTGTAACGTCTTTTAATGACAACGCTGAGCAAAGAACTACTGTTGAACCTATTGCTTTAAACGATGCACCGGAGCACTATCAATATTTATCTGAGGAATGTATGCGCAAAATTATGCTTGGGCATAACGTTACCTCTCCTTTGCTTTTTGGAGTGGCTTCTACAACCGGATTTAGCTCCAATGCTGATGAACTTAAAAACTCGGCTATCTTGTTTGACAATATGGTTATCCGTCCGGTACAGGATGAGTTGATATCTGCTTTTGATCAGATCCTGCATTTTAACGGAATTACGGTTAAACTATTCTTTAGAACTTTACAACCTCTAGAGTTTACAGACCTAGAAAACGCAATGACTGAAGAACAGGTACAGGAAGAAACCGGAACCGAGTTAAGCAGCCAAAACGCAGAACTTGAGGCTATCCTTTCGGAAGTTGATTCCGCGAACCTTTCCGATGAATGGGTTGAGGTTGATTCTCGCGAGGCTACAGACGAAGATGAGGCGTTAGATGAGGTATTATATCAGAAGGACGCAGAAATGCAGCCAGAGAGCCTTTTAAGCAAGGTTTATAAATTTGTTTCTGCAGGTTCAGCCAACGCAACCGCTCGCTCATCGCAGGATAAAGAAGTTAGCCGCGTAGATTCTTTGAAGTTTTTTAAAGTTCGCTACAGGTATACAGGCAACTCAGCACCTGATCGCGCTTTCTGTAAAGCTATGATGGCCAAACAAGATCGTTTGTTTCGCAAAGAAGATATAGATGCAATGAGCCAGCGCGCAGTCAATCCGGGCTTTGGTGAAGGCGGTGCAAATACATACGACATTTTCAAATACAAGGGCGGCCCTAGATGCCACCACAAATGGGAGCGCGTTACTTTTATGCGTAACGTAAAAGGACAAAACAGAAAGTTTGAACAAGTAGGTACCCGAGCTGCTGAGATTAAAGGCTACAAAGTTACAAACCCTTTTGAGGTTTCTATTTATCCTAATAACCTTCCGTTGAAAGGCTTTTCGCCTAATAACCCTAACTTACCTAAAGACGCAAAATAATGGCGCAGGCACTATTAATTACAGATACAGATCTCAAGAAGTTTACTGCTACCAACGGTAACGTGGACGTGGATAAATTCGTGCAGTTTATCAAAATCGCGCAGGATATTCACATACAAAATTACTTAGGTACCAAGTTACTAGAAAAGATTGAAGCGGATATTATCGCAGGAACGCTCTCAGGCAACTATCTAAGTTTGGTAAATACCTACGTTAAGCCGATGTTGATCCATTGGGCTATGGTCGAATACTTGCCTTTTGCGGCCTATACCATCGCTAACAAAGGAGTTTATAAACATTCGTCTGAGAATAGCCAGAACGTAGATAAAAACGAAGTTGATTTCTTGACTGAAAAGGAGCGCTCAATTGCCCAGCATTACACCGAGCGTTTTATCAATTATATGTGTTTTAACAATAACTTATTTCCGGAGTATAATAATAACTCAAACGATGATATGTACCCGGATAGAATGAACAACTATACGAGCTGGTATATATGAAAAAAAGAACAAAGGTAGGAAGCTACAAACCGCGAAAGGAGAACGTAGAAAAACTGATCACATACTTAAAGAAACAAGAAAATGGCAAATAGCAACGGATGGGGAGATGGCGCAGCAAACAACGCAATAGGTTGGGGGCAAGGCGCAGTCAACAACTTGATATCTTGGGGGTATTCTCACTTTGTATCTTGGGCAGGATTGACTGACATCGTAGGTTCTCCTGTACCTTCATTAATTTCAAACTTCCAAACGAGAGTAGCAAATGATGGGGGTGCTTTTGAGGCATCTTCGTGTTTAACTACAACTCTGAACAACCTTAAAAATATCGCTTAATGAGCCTACTTGATGACGCATCTTTATTAGTAACACCCAACGCAGAGAAGGAAGGGAAGTTATATTCGATTATTCCTACAAACGGCAACGGCGATTTCTCCGTCACTCGTGCGACTACTGCCACTCGTGTCAACGCTGCGGGCTTGGTTGAGTTAGTGCCTTATAATTTGTTGACGTATAGTGAGCAGTTTGAGAATGCAGCGTGGCCAAAAGCAAGGTGTACAATTTCTGCAAATGTTGTAAATGCGCCAAATGGCACTTTGACCGCAGATAAATTAGTTGAAGATACAACAGCTACAAACACACACCGAGTGGGACAACTTTTTACCTTTTTAGTTGGTAATACATATACTATATCCTGCTATGCTAAAGCTGCCGAACGAACTCAAATAGGTCTTTCTTTTAATCTTGTACCTATTGCCACAACTGATGGAGTAGTATTTGATTTGTCAAGCGGTACAATTGCGCTTCAAACTGCAGGATATACGGGAACTATTACAAGTGTTGGCGATGGTTGGTATAGATGTACGGCAAGAAAAACGGCTGATGCTACTTCGGTTCGTGCCGATATTGGTATTTGCGTTTCTAATACCGCGATTTATACAGGCAACGGCACTTCGGGTGTATTCATTTGGGGCGCTCAACTTGTCGAAGGCACTTCTGCCCTTGACTACCAAATGACTGAAACACGGCTAAACATCCCTCGCCTTGACTACTCACTTGGAAGCTGCCCTAACATATTGCTTGAGCCGCAAAGGACTAACCTTGCGTTGAGAAGCGAGGAGTTTGATAATGCTTCGTGGATAGTAAATGCCACAACTATTTCAGCTAACTCAACTACTTCACCAAGTGGATTGAATAACGCAGATACAC